GTCCAGTGCGTTCAGAACGCCCCACAGATATTGTTTATGTTCGGGGATAAAATTAGCATTGCCTTCCGTTACTAATTCGATGCCCCTGTCGCTCAAAAAGTCGTCGATATCGGCCTCGGCCGGATATCCGTTTGTCTGCGCCATTTCTAAGACTCCTTTCTTTCGAATATATTAAGATCGCTTATGGTGATTTGCATTTTCAGCTTCACCGCCAGCACGGTAAGCTGTGCCAGCGTCACTTCGCACTTGATGTCCACCATCCAGCCGGCCGGCAGTTCGAACCCCAGATGAAGCGAGCCGTAATCCATAGGGTTATACCCTAATCTCTCCATCTGGGCCGTTACATGGCTGTACAGCCGCAGCTTGCCCTCGCTCGAAAGGTCGATTGAAATTATCTCATTTTTGTCCGGCATGTTCCCCGTCGCAATCCTTTGCCTTTTTTTACCAATCGACTTTCTTTGCCGCTATGCCGGCTATACCAATTACGCATCCGACTGCAATATCAAGCAGTTCGTCCTTAACATCATAGAGCGTTCCTTTTTGCACGGCCTCCCTGAATTCGTGCATCTCTTCCGAGTCTATTGCGCCTGCAATCTCATGCCGTGAAGCGAAGCTGCCTGCGCCTTTTTCGTTAATCCGCCGGGCTACCTGCTTTTGCAGCTCCGACATCGCTGAATTAAGGTCAGCATCCGTTAATTGTGGCCTGTCAATCCCTGGCATCTCTTTACTCCTTTAATTTACGCCGCAGCTCGCAACGCCGCAGCGTGTCCTCATATCGAACAGGTGTCCCTGTCCCCTGTCGTCGACTAACATCCTCTTTTGTTCGTGCGTCCGGCCTAATATCCGCTTTGCGTCAATCTGCCTGCCCTTGAGGTAGTCACTCCAGAGCTGCTCGTCGTCGGTCAGCCAGTAGCCGCCGGCTAAGGTCGCTACTATCTGTGCCCCGCAGTTATCCCGCAGGTGCCTGACGATCGCCCGCACGTGCCGGCGCTGCGTCTCGCGGCTGCCGGCCAGTTTCATTTTTTGGGCGAGCTCGGCCGCCGTCTGTGGCCTGGCCGCCGTCTCTAAAAGCGACAGGCACCCGGCCGCCTCATCGGTTGTTACATTTGGCCTGGACATATCATTGCACCAAATCGACGGCCTCCGGTTTAAAAGGCTCGACGAAAAAGTCGTCCCTGACCTTTCGTCTCGCCCCGACGCCGGCCAGCTGCTCGTCCGTAAGTTTTGCCAGCGCCTCCTTGTCGACGTTCTCCTTAACGCGTATAAATACCGCCGCCTTCGCCTTCGAAAATCCTTCCTTTATCAGCTCCAGCGTGTTCTTTTTTGTTTTTACAGAGCTGCTCTGCCGCCAGCCTAAAATCCCGAAGTTCAGCTTTCGGCTCTTTTTGCCGCCGAAGTCTTTTTTGCGGCCTGCGCTGAACGCCTCTAAGCTGCGAACGTTCAGGTCAATATTTTCGCAGAATGGTTTCACGCACTCGGCAAGCTCCGCTTTTATCTCGTCGATGCGGTCTTTTGCGGAGGCCTCGGCCTGTTTGATTTTAAGCTGCAAATCGCCGATCTCCCGAACGAGGTTATCCGCCTGCCCCCAGTCCTCCACTGTAATTACAGCTTTATCTGATTTTACTCTCTTTGCCATCCGTAGCGGCCTCCATGTCACTTTGTATTTCCTTTAGGTTTGTATAGCTTTTTCCGGCCTCTCTGCCGACCATTGCCTTTAACGCCTCGATAGTATTAAACGCCTGGCGTGATGTCAGGGCCGCGATGTTCGATTCTTTACCTCCAGTCAGCCTCTCAATCAGCCCGGCTAATTGCCTGTCGTTCCAGCCCAGGTCCCCCGCAAGGTTTTTGATTGCCTGCTGCTGTGCGAAGCTGCTTACGTCCCCTGCCGTTTTCGAGATGGCGACCTTTTGCCGGAAAAAGTCCTCGGGCTTGCCGGGGCACCGCCAGCCGTGCGCCTCGCATATTGCCAAAAGGTCATCGAGCTGCGAATTATTGAGCTGCTTGCAGCTGGTGGCTTTGCGGCCGTCCGGCTGTTTATACTGGCTAAGCAGCATCCGGTACCGGCCGTCGGATTGTTTCGTCCGGAATCCGGCCCTTTTAACCGCAATTTGAACTAATGTTATCTGCTGTTTATTGAGCATTTACGGCTTCTTTTCTCTGCCTTTATCATGGCCCACATCTTTTTTTCCAGTTCCTTCATTGTCTGGCATCGAAGGTAAAAGAGCAGTCTGCCTCTCTCTTTGAGGCTGATTATCACCAGGTGAATCTTCAGGTTCATCAGAACCTGTACCGCCGGCGATCTGAAATGCCACTCTAAACCCTGCTGTTTTATTTCTTCTGTCATTTTTTATGCCGTTTTTACTGCTGCTTTTTCTACCTCCTCAGCCGTCTCTGCCGTCTCCGAAACAACCGGCAGGTGTACTTTCACCGGCAGGTCCAGCTGCTCAATCGCCCACAGGATATGCGGAGCGTCTATATAGCCCTGCTCACGTATCTTTTTCGATATATGCATTGCGGTAATAATATGCCCGCACGTCCGCAGTCTCCCGGTCCTTGGCGTTTTGGAGATCTTGCGAAGTATCCCTACCGCGCCGCCCGTCAACCTGATGCCTCCGTACTGGTAGAGCTTTCGGATATCGTCCGGGGTATAGAGTCCTCCGTCCTTATCGGCTGCCGTCGAGTCCAGGTCCAGGATGTACATCAGCCGCGAGGTGAACTGGTCTAATGACTCGAATCCCCGCCTGGAGGTCGGCTGCATTACGGTTGTCAGCAGGTGCCTGTTACCCGCTAAAACAAGCGGGCATCTGGACTTGACCACGATAATCTGGCGAAGCTGGTTTAGCTGGCGAACGGTAAGGCTCGACGCCTCGTCGAGCATGATAATTATCTGGCGGTTTTGCAGGGAGTCGATTAATCGTCTGGTGACGTTCGCTAATGTCCCTGATGAATCGATGCCGAGTTTCTCGGCTATCTCGGAAAATATAAGCGTCGAGTACATCGCATCGTCCAGCTGGACATAAACGGTGTTCTTGTTCGCCTTCGCATAAGCCCTCAGGCAGTGGCTTTTGCCGTGTCCGCCGTCGCCCACGACGAGTCCTATCTTGCCCTCGTCTTCGTCGCTGAATGACTCGGTCTGCGTAATCAGTGTTGCGATTCGCTTGGCGACGGTGGTTTCGACATACGCCTCTCCCCTGACCCTTTTTTCCCTGCGGGTCATCGTATTGATGAGGTTGACGAGTTTGTTCGTCAGGCCCTCGATATCGCCCTTGTATTTGCCCGCTAAAAACTGGCTGAGGGTCGAGCTGCTGACGTCGATCAGCTGGGCAACTTTGGCCTGCGAGAGTTGGCGTTCGTCCATGAACTCCCGCAGCCATTTGGCCGCGTCGTTTGCCTTTTGCTTTGTCATATCCGTCGGAATCCTTTCGCTTATTACCTGAGCATCCTGCTCTAATGCCTGCTGGATGCTGCGATCAGTCATCGAAAAGTTTCTCTCCTTCAATTGTCGAGGTTCGTTTCAACATGGTAAAATCCATATCTAAAACTTCACTCACCGACTCTGCCCCGGCCGCTTTTTTAACGGTCTTTTTCATTTCCTTGCGTTTGTGCTCTGCCACCTGCTCGTTCATCGGCGTCACTACCGGCCGAAGCGTCTGTGTCGTTTTTTGCGGCTCTGGTTCCCTGCTTCCCTCGGCCATCGCCTTAAGGGTCAGGCTGGTCAGGTCCATATTGGCCGTAAGCTGCGAGTCGCGGAATTGCCTGTTTATCCGCAGGGCCCTTGTCTTTTGCCGCGTCGCCTCTCGCAGGGCGTCTTCGTTGACCGCCGCCCCGTAGCCTATCAGCCTGTTCTGCTCGGCTATTGTTATAAGTTTGAGCGTAGCGGCGTCATATACATATACCTGCCGCAAATCGTCGGGGTCGTAGGCTACCCTTACCTTTTTACCCTGGTAAGCGGCAAGGCCCATATTATACTGGCCGTACCACATCCGTTTGAAGTTTACGCCGTTTTTGCCGACGACAAGCTCGCCGCTCCATACCCGCAGCAGCAGCTCCGCAGCGCCCTCGGCTAATACCCGCCTCGACTGTCTTGTCGCCATGACCTCCGCCGGCGTCCGGCCCCCCATACCGGCCCCCGTGTGGGCGGTGTTGTTATAGACCTCGACATATTCGGCGACCAATTTTGTAAAGCTTTCCAGCGTATGTCCCCTGGCAATCGCTTTTTCGCTCGAGAGAAGCTGGTTTAAGTGTTCCGGCTTTCGCGCTGAATCCTTGCCGCAGTAGGTTTCGAAGGTCTTTGTGAACTGCGTATCGAGGGTATCGAAGAAACGCTCTAAGGGCTTGCTCTGCGGGTGATATGGTATGGCGAACGATACCGCTATATCCATCATCGCATAGATTCCCGCTACCATTTGCTCATCTATCTCGCCTTTTTTAATCGCCCGCCTCTTTGCCTTCGTGGTCCCGGTCCATATCTCCGAGTCGTAGTCTCTGCCGTTGTCTATTTTAACCGAATCGGGCGGACCGTATTTTTCGATTGCCCTTTTCGTCGCGGTAAGGATTGTCGTCTGGTTTGGCGACGCCGATATATGCAAGCCTGTAATCGAGCGGCTTCTCATGTCCTCCCACGCCGTTATCCAGGGCCGAATCCACCTGCCCCTGTGCCGGACCCAGCAGTTGAACTGGTGGTGGTCCCCCACCCATATTTGACCGGGCTGCACGCTGTCGGGGTCGATTGTAATGTATGGGGCGCACTTGGCCTCGTAGGCGGCCAGTCCCTCGCGGTGAAGGACCTCTACGCCTAAGGGAATCGCTCGTTTTATGAACTTATAGAAAAACTGCAGCGACGGTATCTTCCAGCCCTTGTTTTCGTCTCGGTTGACGAAGCTTATGTTCTGGTAGCACGTCTTGACGCTAAGCTGCTGCTGGGTAAGGTACATCGATTTGAACAGCTCGAAGGCCTCGGGGCTGATTATCTGGCTGATGAATTTCCCCCCTCCCCGCGAATCTACCAGGCCTATAAGCCCGTACTTTTTGAACCGGTATTTCCACCTCTCGAAGCTGCGTTTTTTTATTTTTTGTTCCGTGCAGAACCTTGCAAGGGCCTCGGTCGCCGTCCCGCCTTTACGGCCGAAGGCCGCCGCGTACTGGTCGAACTTTTTTAAAAGGCCCAGCCTTTTAAGGGCCCTGTCTCTTTTGTCCGTCGGCACGCCCTCTAATTCGCCCGGCAGCTTCTCGGCCGGCGAGTCGGCAGCTAATTTCGCGTGTGCCGTTACAGGTATCTTCCAGCGTCCGCAGCCGGCCGGCTTTACCGCCCCCATCAGTTTGCCTTCAGTGCACATCCTCCGCGTGTGCCTCTCGGTTGTCCCTAATAGCAGTGCCGCCTTTTTTATATCGACGCATTCGCTCATGGCATCTTCTTGTTTAACATCATCTTCAGCAGGCATTCCATTGCCCTCGACATCGCATTTGCCGCCTGCTGCATACTATCTATCAAAGGTTTAGCGAGGCTGATTTCTATGTCGTAGTCGCCCCCGGGTCCGATTACTACCGGCGCCGGTTCCGGCAGATCGTTGACGATGGTCCATCCGTCCGACAATTGGCAGTGCCGGCCGTCTTCATTGAGCCTGTAGTTCTGGTATTTATAGATAAGCCAGAGGCCGTCACGTTCGAACTGGATTGTCTCGCAGCCGAATCCGCACTCGAAGCACCATCCGAAATACGTCCGAAGGTGTCTTCCGTACCGGTCGGTATCTTGAGTTACTATTGTCGGGTACGGCAGGTGCGTTTCGCACATCGGGCATATAACCCCCTTTACGAACCTCTGCGCCTGTTTATTGTCGCTGTTGATTGCCACCATATTTTTGTTGCCTCTCAAATCTTCATTTTCTTCGTATGCCGCAGAGCCGTGCATTTGCGGCATTGACAGGCGGGCCTAAGCGCATCGAACGAACGCTGTGAGCAAAGGACGCCGGGCGTTGCCGTCCCGCAGGCCGCCTTGCCGTTTTTACTCAGGTGATATTTATGCTCAGGCCTGCTCATTTTTTACCTTTCAAAAGCGGCCGTCCGGCGGCTGCAGCCGCCGGAGGGCCTTGAGCGGAAGAAAGTCTCGTTTTTAATAAAACAGCGGACGGTTTGGAATTTACAACGCCCCTAACCGTCCTAATGTGGGGGCATCCCTGTTCCGTCTGCTGCCGGCATGTAATCTTAAATAAGGGCGGGCCCGGAGGATTGGAGGTGAGAGCGAAATCGGCCCGCCCTTTTTTTTTGTAAAAAATGCCCCGCACCGTACGTGGTGCAGGGCAAATCAGGAGGAGGGTGACTAAAAGAAAGCCGAAAGCTGAATTTCCCTTGACTTCTTTGTCTCGTTTAATATAATTTTTACTGACAGCTCTCACGGAGGAAGCGTCCTTTATATTTTATCCGGCTCTGCCGGTTTATTCTCTTCCGGCGGGTCTTCAGCCCGCCGGGGGTAATAAAATAACTCAGTCAGCACACGCCGACTGAGCTGACGTTTCGATCTTTTGTATTTTTGTAAGAAATTGCCTGTATAATTGCGGATGTTTTAGCTTTGCGTTACCGGCCTCAAGAACAAGTAGACGAATAGAATTATGTGCATTGGGTTTATCATGAAGGCTTCTTTTGTCTGCCTTCGCAAGTTTATTTGCCAAGGCAATGACACGAGGCATTTGTTTCTTGGTGAAAGTCAGATTTTTTATTTCGCCATTGGCCATGATTGTAATTATCGTCCTTGATACTTGAAAGTCAATAGGAATATTTGAAAAAACTTGATATTTTTTAATGTCAAGAATTGATATGTTTGTAAGTCTTGATATATTTGGGCTTTAAGGTTATTTTGTTGAGCGAAACTTTTTATGGCAATGCACAGTAATCCATTCACTGTTGACGTACCAGACGATATCGCCTCTGCTTTTACCGAGATTTGTGAACATCTCGAACTTACCAAGTGGAAGGCTATTGCCGGTGCGCTCAAAGCGTATTTATCTCTTGAAGAAGATGCCCAACTTTATCTCCACCGCACGTCTACTACTATAGAAGATGCAAAAAAAGTGATCCGCCAGAGTTTCATTCAGGCTGAAAGAAAGCGGGTTCTTGGTAAGTTATCACCGGAACAAGAAGCATATCTGATTGAGATAGCAAAAAAAACAACCAAACGTCTTGCTCAGTTGAAGTAAGTTCTTCGTTATCGTCGTTTGATTGCTCCCGTCCGCTTTTCTTTTCTGACATTTTTTTAACTTCCCTGCTATCATAGACTTGCGTCGCTCCGCTGTGGTCTCCCCTATCGCACAGGTTCGTTTTTATCGCAGCTGGCGACTCATCCTTATTATACACAAAAAACCGCGAAGTCAAGAATAAAATCCCTTGACTTTCGGACCAAAGGTTTGTAACCTTTTTATCGCCAAACAATTATGCGGAAAAAATATTTTTTATCCTGTTAATTTTTGAGCCGGCTATGAAGACCCAATGCCCTAACTGTAAACTTATTCAGAATATACCTGATGAGTACGGCGGGAAAACCGTCAGTTGCTCCGGTTGCGGAAATAGCTTTACGGCGGCAAAATTCAAAAAGCCGCCGATTGTCGTGCCTCGTATATCATTTTGGAGCGGTTTTACAATTGCCAGGCTCTGGACTAAATGCCCCAAACCCTTCAAGTCCGGCTTTTTTGCCACATTAGGCGTTATAACTGCTTTATGTAGTATGGCTTATATCTTTAATATCATACCTTCTCCTGAAAATCGATCAGGGTTTTTGGGCGTTGGCTCTCTTCCAAAAAATATAACCTTTCTTTATGATTATGAGTTTGAACAAAAAATCGATTTTCATCGACCATACAATCAGCCTGTGTGTATGCTTATCTGGCATGCTTACATAATTAACTCCTTCCCTTATTCAGTCAATACAGATTGTTTTATTGAATTTCGCGATCCGTATGGTTTTTTGTTAAAATCTCTTGGTCCTATCCGCCGAAATGTTCGTTCCACAAACGAATCTGATTTGCCTGCAGATATAACTGGAATTTACTGGATGCCTGATGATATCTTCAGAAAAGTCGATTTTACAAATTCTCGGCTATGGATTGAATAAAAAAATAATTTTAGCCTTTGACAGGTTTTTGCCGAAGATTAGAATATAGCACATTAATCGGGCGGATGTCTTCAGCGTCCGCCCCCAGCGGCTATCATATCAGCCCGCTGACTGAGTTGGCGAAACTTATCAGCGGGTCTTTTCTTTTTTAAACCCGCCCCGAAAAATTAATCGCAGGTCGCGGAACGGCCTGTAACCCTTTATGCAAGGAGGCATAAAAATGCGTACACACAAACTTTTCACCATCGTAGTAATCTTAATTGCGGCTTGTTTGCTCTGCACCGGCTGCCAGTCCCTGCGTTTCGCCCCTACCGAGGCCCAGAAAGAGACCGCCGAGCTGACCGATGGCCTAGCCGGTAAAATCAATACCGGGGGCACGGCCCCCGGCAGCGAGGCCTCGGAGAAACTATGCGATGGCACGCGTGCGGCCGCCCTTTATATGGGCAGGCCAAAGGTCCCTGCCGACCCTGACAGGTTCGATACCGTCGTTGCCCGGGCGAACGTCGATGCCGCCGCTCGGCCATCCGCCAACGACGTCTTTGACGCCGCCGATAAGGGGCTTTCACTGGCCGCCGAGCTGGCGATTTTGTTCGGCGTAGGCGGCGCCGGCGTTGCGGGCAAAAAGCTCATCGACTGGGTCGCCCTGGCCCGCACAAAGGGCAAGGCCCTCTCTGAAATCATCCGGGGCAACGAGCTGCTCAAAGAGTACCTTGAAATCAACAATAAACCTGCCGAGATTGAGGCCTTCAAAGAGTTTCAGTCTCAGGTACAGAATGGTAAGACTCCGGAGCTAGTCGCCGCGATGAGGGTGCCTATAAAAAGAAAGACAATCATGGTACCGGCGGCAGCCGAACCCGAAATCAAAAACTCTTAAAGCGGGGGACATTATGGATAATGCAAGCAGCGTGCCCTGGAACATCGTGGCTGCGGTCGTCGGCGCCGCCCTTAGCCTGGTCGGCGTCCTGATTGTTTTGAATCTTCGCTCGATTAAAAACTGTCTTAAGAAACTCGATGTCCGCATCGACAAGCACGATGCGAATATAAAGTCCGTCGAGACAGACGTCGTGTCCTGTAAAATAGAATGCAGCCGCACCTTTGTAAGCAGCGAAAGTTTCCTTCGCGAGACCGGCTTTGCCCGGCGCTCGCTGGAGACGCTCACCGCGTCGGTAAACAATCTCGCGGGTAAATTAACGGTGGTCGAAAGGCTTCCCCAGATCTGCGGCGATATCTCGCGGGAGATTGTAAGGCAGATGCAGAACGGAGGCAAAAATGGCTGAGCCTAAACCGGTTAAAATTAAGCAGATGAGGGTCTTTATCCTTTTTAATCTGGACCGCCTTTACCCTTCGCCCCTGCAGGTCGGCTCGCTTTACAACGTCCTTGTGGGCTTCGACGAGGGCTACGACATTGACCTGCTTGCCAAGGACCTGGCCTATCTGAAGGAGAAGGGCTACGTCAGGTACGTTGACGAGGCCATCGGCGGGGCGGACGGCTTCAGGAATAAATATATAAAATTGACCGCCGAAGGCAAGGAGATTGCCGACAGGACGCAGACCGATAAAGCCCTAGAGATCTGATGTCAAAAAGAAGGGTGCACAGCTCGATTGACAGGCTCCCCGCTGCTTTGCGGGAGGCCCTGACGAGGATGCTCGTCGACGACGAGTGGCCCGCCGATTTCCCCAAAACAAAGGCCTCCGGCTTCAAAGCCGGTGTCGCCGAATTAACCGGCAAACCTACCTATGAGGACCTCGTTGTTTACTGTCACCACAAGGGCCATAAGGTCTCCGAATCGGCGATAGGGCGGTTTGGCGTGAGGATGAGGATTTTGGCCCGGATGAAAAATGCCGGTGTGATTGTCCGCGAGGTAATGGCCGACCTGGACAGCGAAAAGGCCTCGGCGACCCAGAAGGCCGTCGCCGAGATGATAACGGCGCAGACGATCCAGTTTGTCTCCGAATCCGAGGATATGACATCCAAGGAGATCATGAACGTGGCCCGCGCCATGAAGGACTGTACCCAGGTATCCATCAACGCGGATAAATACATCCGAGAGCAGCTATCGGCAAAGGCGAAGGCCGCCGTTAAAACCATCAGCGCCCTTGCCGCCAAAAAGAAAATCGACCCTGAAACTCTCAGGGCCATCAGGGAACAGGTTTATGGAATAGTGGATAAATGATAGTTACAGCACCGGCAGTAAAACTTTATAACTTTCAGCATCGCTGGCAGGCGGACAAAAGCCGCTTCAAAATGGGTTTAATGTGCCGCCAGATCGGCAAGAGTTTCGGCGTCGCCCTCGAGGTGGTCGATGACGCGGTGGAAACAGGCGAGGACTGGGTACTCCTGAGCGCCGGCGAGCGGCAGAGCAAGGAGCTGATGCAGAAGGTCAGCATGCACTGCAGGGCATATTCGATTGCCGCTTCCGATATACAGGAAACTTTTTTCGAGGACACCCGCTATACCCTTTTGACTATTTACCTGCCCAGCGGCGCAAGGATAATGGGCCTGCCCGCAAATCCCGATACGGCCCGTGGCTTTTCGGCCAATGTCGTTCTCGACGAGTTTGCATTCCACAAGGATTCAGATGCTATCTGGAAGGCCCTGTATCCGACTATCTCACGCGGCTATAAGCTGCGAATCATATCGACCCCGCAGGGTAAGGGCAACAGGTTTCACTCCCTCTGGACAGGCGATAATGCCTTCAGCAAGCATTTTGTTGATATCTATCAGGCCGTTGCCGACGGCGTCCCCCATAATATCGAGGAACTTAAAGCCGGTATCGATGACGAGGACGCCTGGAACGAGGAATATCTGTGTCTCTTTATTGATGAGGCCTCGACCCTGTTAAGTTACGAGCTTATCGCCTCTTGTCAGGACGATACCGTCCCGGCGGAGATTCTTTATGAAGATTTCAACCTTGACGCCTTCGAATTTAAGCCGACCGGCCCTGTTTATCAGGGCGTCGACATCGGCCGAAAGCGCGACCGCTCCATCTTCTGTAACAACGAGCTGCTCGGTGATATCTATTGGAACCGCCTGACTGTTGTTTTGCCTAAGGTAAAATTCCGTCATCAGCAGAGTCTGCTCTCGAAGATGATTCGAAAATTCGGCGTTTCGCGCAGCTGTATAGATTCGACCGGTATCGGCGCCCAGCTGGCGGAAGACACTGTCGACGAGTTCGATCCCTTCCGTGTCGAGGCCGTTGATTTTACGCTCAATGTCAAAGCCGACCTGGCAGTCCGCACTCTGCGAATGTTCCAGGACCGCAGGGTAAGGATACCGGTATCGAAGATATGGCGTAACGATCTGCACGGCGTCAAAAAAATTACAACCGCCGCCGGCAACGTTCGCTTCGATGCCGAGCGGACCAGGGAAGGCCACTCCGACCGCTTCTGGGCCCTGGCCCTGTCGTTTATGGCTTCGGAGGAAGGAGCGGTGCCCCAGTGTTTTGTATTGTGAGGAACAGATGAAGGTAAAAGAGCAGATAGGTCTGATGTTGGTCAAGGGCATTACTAAGACCTTTGGCATAAGCCAGTACGCCAAAATGTGGCTGGCCGGCGCCGACATGCCCGACGGCGAGTCCGCCAAGCCGACCAGGCCTTACAAGCAGGTCGGTCTCGTTTTTGCCTGTGTCAGGAAGCTGATTGACTCGATGCTCGGCCTGCCTCTTGTCCTTTCGGATATCGACGAGCGTATTATCGAATCGGGCGCCGCCTACGACCTGCTCTTTAACAACCCTGCGATGAGCTGGGAGCGTTTTGTCACTGAAGCTATTGGTCATTATAGTTTATCCTCCGATGTATTCTTTATTTTTCTCGACAGTGTCCCCGCCGGTCCCGGGGAAATTATGCTTGTATCCGGCGTCCAGATGCACCCGGTAACTCACAACCGCAGGGCCGACGGCGAGCTTATCGGCTGGCAGTTCAGGGGAACTGCTGGCCAGCGGGCGAACTTTGGTATTGACGAGGTCTATCAGTGGAAGAATTTCAATCCTTACGACCGCTTTCACGGCTTAGCTCCCGTCACCGCCGCCGAGCTCGATATCAATTATAGTTTCGCGGCCGGCCTTTACAACTCGAGTACTCTGGTCAACGGCGCAGAACCCGGCGCTATTCTTACCACACAGGGCAGGCTCGACGATGACCAGGTCCGGATGCTGCGAAGCCAGTTTGATTCTCGCCACAAGGGAGCCGGGCAGGCCAAGCGGACGGCCGTTCTTACAGGCGGCATGGATGTCAAGACTGTCACTATGAAACTGGCCGACCTTCAGGTCGCGGAAATCACCAATGCCAGCGATAAAAAAATCTGCACCGCCTTCGGCGTCCCCCCGGGTGTAGTCGGCCTTATAACCGAGGCCCAGTATTCCCACGGCCCGGCGATGCACGATTTTATCTTCAACACTGTTATCCCCCTTGCCAATCTTTTTGCAGGCGTTATCACCTCCGGTATTTTATCGAAGTTTACCGCTTCCAAATGGCTCGGCGGCAGTTTCGTGCCTGTCGGATTAAAGGACGCTAAATTTTACAGCGGCCCTCGCGGCCTTCGGCTGTCGAAGAATTCTTTCTATCGCCGCTCGCTTCACAAGGCCCTCGCCGACAAAAAGAAGGTCTTTGCCTGGTTCGACTGCAATCAGCATCCGGTTGTTCAGGAAATTAATCGCGACGTCGCCGCCAAGGTCCTCGACTTTGTCAAGGCCGGCGTCCCCCTGAACGATATTATCGAGGCCCACGACCTGCCTTACCAGACGACAGAAGCCGGCAAATACTGGTGGCTCGGTATGGGCCAGGTCCCCGCCGACTATATCCTCGAGGCGGGCCTCGAGGGAATCGCCGGCCCCTCGCTGCCGGAAGGCGAGGAGGAAGAAGGCAAATCCATCACGAACCACAAATCACAAACCACGAATCACGAATCACAAACCACTAAAGACGACGCCCGCCGGCGTCTTCGTATCTGGCATAACTGTTATGCAAGCTGGGCGGGCATCGAGCGCGAATATAAGGAAGCGATGAGGCTTTATTTTCTCCGTCAGCAGCGGATATTGCTCGGCAAACTAAAGGCCGCCCTGGCTGACTCTAAATCCGCCGTCAAAGACGCTGATAATCTCATCGCCCGCGTCGTTTTCGATTTGAAGGCCGAGAACGGCAAGCTGAAGGTAATCAATCATACCTTCTTTGAGAAGGCATCCGAGCTCGGCGTCCGCCAGGTATTGACCGAGGTAGCGGGACTTTCCGGCGACGACCTTGCTAAAGAAGCCGGCCGTATCCTCCAACTGCCCGCCGTCAGGCGCAAGCTCCTGATCTCCAGTCTGAAAATAACAGATGTAAACATAACTACTCAGGAGATGGTCGCCAAACAGCTCCTCGCCGGTCTCGAATCCGGCGAAGGCTTAAACGAGCTTGTAGCGCGTATCAAAAAGACCCTGGGCTCCAACCGCAACAGGGCTTTGGGTATCGCCCGCACCCAGACGGCCGGCGCCGTCGGTACCGGCCGCCATGAGGCTATGAGGTCGGCCGGCGTCGAGCAGAAAGGCTGGGTAACAAGCGGCGACCCTCAGGTCCGCGATACCCACAAAGCGGCCGGCGTAAGGTACGCCGAGCCGATAGCCCTGGATATCCCCTTCGAGGTGGGCGGCGAGCTTTTAATG